GTATACCGGCTCACGATCGTAAACGGAATTCTTAGGAGCTTCATATTCTTCTCCTTTGTAATAGAATCCCATGTTTCCATGACGAGACATCTTGTTTTCGTAGATCATAGAATCTACAGATAAAAACTCAAAGTCTAATACTTCAACAGTATACTCATCATAACCGTACTTATATTTATTGAGCTGCTTGTCGTAATACTTTTCTGTAAAACGCTCTGCGCTATTAGAGTGTTTGTTCATTACACTCTCAGCCATTTCAGTATATTCCTTTTCAGTGAACTGATCACCAGCTAAACGCTTGAGCTCCATAATGCTCATACGCTTAATATGTCCAGCATAGACTAAGTCAGAAAACGTAGGGTCATCAGTATAGTTATGTATAAACATTGAAGGGTCTACATAATCCTCGGTAACACCGTAGTTAGGGTCATTGCTGCGTTTTGCAACAGCCATACCACAACTGATAATATCTTCAACACATCTGCGGTATATACGCTCATCAAAGTCATTCCACTGTAGTGTAAGCTGCGTTGCAAGTTGACCAGCAACCTCAGCATCTGTTTTTACATTTGTTTCTAGAAATATTTCAGCTTCTTCTGGAGTATCTGGAAGGGTATCTGGATCTACTTGTGTTTGCAGACCAGAAGCTTTAGCTTCCGCAATCATCTCCTTATTTTCAATCTGTAAAGCAATCATCTTCTTTTTTACATCCTTCTCGCTTTGAGAAAGTGGATCGACAGCTTCAATCTGAGGATAACGATATGATGATATGATTTTGTTTGCTACAATCTTAACAAACTTAGGAACGATAGGGACTGGAGTCCAGTCAATAGACAGTAATGATCCATCGTCATTACCGGGGTCTAAACTATTAAGTATCTGTTTGTAGATACGAGTGTCTTGTGTACCGTTTGCGTACATGCGTGACTGCTCAAACTCTTTGTACCTTTTTTGATACAAACTTCCCTCTGTGTCTAATCCTCCCCATTGATTCATCATAGCCTTAGCATACTCTAAGCCATATTCTTTTTGGCTTTTTTCAGCATGCTTTGCTAATGGGTTAGGGAAACTTCCTTTCTTTGTTACATTCATCTTTTCGCTGAATATTAATCAGAAACAAAGATAGATAATTTATTAACGCTGAATTACCTTGACTTTACGGAAGAATTTCTTATTGCTGTTATCTTTATTTTCTTGTTTTTTAATTGACTTTTGAGCAGCCATAAGCGCAAGACCAGAACTAATACTAAGGTCAAACTTGGTACGGTCATCTATCTTAAAGTTGATCCAGTCTTCCAGAGTATTGTCAAAAAACATTTTACCATAATGACCTTCTTCGTTTAACCCAACATATTCGTGTATATACGCTTCAATAGACTGAGCGTGAGCCTGTATGATATCTTGAGAGTTTGACGGTATGCCTTTTGTTTTTGTAGCACTACGTGATCCACCACCTAAGTGTACAGGTCTATCCATGAGGTAACCATCGTATCCCCTGTTCTCAAAGTACCTAGCAATACCGTACTTGTTATTTTCTATAAGTATCATATACCCGTAAAAAACAGCAGACATAAGAACATCCTCGTAGAATATTCTAGCCAGTGGTGGACGTGAAGCATACTCTAATACAAACATATTTGATGGATGCTCCATATTTATTTTGTTATACAAATGCAGTGCACCCTTAGATCCTCTACCATCTACAGTTGTATCAAGGTCATAGCTATCCACACCCCCTACGCCTAGCCATGCATTACCAGGAGTTTTCTTACCTCTCTCTGTTACAACTTTATTACGCATTTCGTCTGGTGGCATCCAGGCTATTCTAAATCTACCATTAGGATCTGGTCTAAATACAACCTTTGTATCTTGAACTCCGTTCTCCCAAACAAAATTTCCTCTAACCACAGGGTTAGGATAGAGCTCCATATTGTTTTCTAACTGCTCATATATCTTAGCAATATTAAAAGTAGACGATTTAGTGGAGTCACGAAACGCCTCATCCATGGTAAATGGAAACTGTCGTATAACCTCATTTAAATCATAGCTGTCGTTTGATAATGCCTTGCGCTCGTTCTTTAAAAACGTTTTAGCGCCTATCTCTATCATCTCATTATCGACACCAAGCACAGGTTTCTCTGGGTTATCTACAACTGGATTCCCGTATCTATCAAAGAAACCTTCTAGCGCCTCATACGCTGGTATAAATATCTTGTATAAACCACTTTTAGTTCTCCCATTATCATTACGTTCAGTTGGATCAGAATTGTAAACCAACTTTTTAAAGTTTCGCCCTCCTTTGTCTAAGGGGTTAACTGTAGATCCAACCATAGCCTTTCCTATAATCTTACGACCCACGAGTAAACATGTTCTATGTATGCGCCATATCTCAGTTATATCTTCGGGCTTTTCTATTTTACCAGCCTCATCAAGGAAGAGATAGTGTAACTTCTCACCATCATAAGCATTGGACGTGGTGTTCTTCCAGTTGATAATCGTATCTAAAGCCTCACCTCTGTTTGTTGTTTTATTGTTTTTTGTAATACGTTTTGATGGCTCACGGAATGCCAGCTCTTGACGTGGGTTAGTAGTACCGTCCTGGATAGGCTTGAAGAAGAATGGATAGTTCCGGTATATTGGCATTATCTTCTTCATAAAGACATTCTCTTGTGCATCCTTACCTGTCTTAGATACGATACCAAGCAGTTTGTCTTTAACCTGAGTGCCTTCATCAGACAAGTTACCAGAACACATCTGGGTATAACCTGAACGTCTACACTTTACATAGACCTGCCCCATAGATCTTGGGTCGTGTTCGCAAGCAACGAAATGTCGGGAAAGTCTATTTTGAAACTCTAGGTAACTAGGGTATCCAATATCAATCTTGGACCATTGCAGGAACATGTAGTGGTGACCGGTAATATAGGTGGGCTCACCGTTATTCATAAACCACACACCGTTTCTACGTCTATCAAATTCCTTACGTATAAACTCTGTATACCTTTCCTTAAAAGGCTTGGGCATATCTGTCCAATCATCCATAGACCTAATCTTTATCAAATCTGACGGGGGATCTATCCTACGCCAGTATTGCTCTTCTTTTTTTAGGTCGCTAAATAATATGTCTTTCTTTTTAGGAACAGCTGGTAGTTGCAGGTAAACATCAGATATGTTAATCACTTCACCACTAGTCCCCTGTGGGCATATGTTTACTACAGGTTCATCAACACCCTCTATGTTTACTAAACCAGCCATCTATTTCTTTGCAAACTTCTCGCTAAACCCAGAGCTGTAGTCTACCTCTTCTTTTATATTACCTGTTTTCTTCAGCTCTTTTAGCATCTGCTCTAGCTTTTGATATTCTGTTATTAGCTCCTTTGCATCTATTGCTGACTGCTTTATACTTTGCAGTTCAGACCTACGCTGGCTACCGCTCAACTCTTTGTCTACAGGCTTTTTTATTTCTTCTGTAATGTTTTCAATAGCTATAGACATAGCGTGCAGAAGCTCTTCTCCAGCGTTTACACTGTCAAATTTTTTTCTACGTCCCATTAGAATCCAGTTGCGTAAATATGTGTTATGTGTGTACGGTAGACCTCTTCACCATCTATCTCCATTCGGTAGTCAGCGTTCTTCATGATCATTACCTTGTCGCCCTTTTTAAGTCCGAGCTCTTGTACAGCTGGCGAATCGTAAAGAACATAACCAAACATGTTGTATTCTGGCTTTTTGAGTTCGGTAATAATGCCGCTTTCAGTAACTTCTTCATCCTCCTGTTCTTCTGGTGTTAAGAAGATCCATTCAGAAAGCAAGTGTATTTCCCCAGTATCTTGACACTTATATGCATAAGCCTGGGTGTTTCCGCTATTATAGGGATCAAATCTGACGAAGTATATATCATCTTCTAAGAGCTGACCTTTACCTTCGTTTGATATAACGACATGATGATGGAAGTAGAGTGTATCTCCAGGTTTGACTCCAGTGTTATACTTCTCTGGGACCGCATAGACCTCAGCAGACATCTTTCTGTTTTCAAACTCATTCCATTTTGGATCTAGGTATATTGACTTATCGCCAATCTTTAGCTCCTCGTTAAAAGCCTTAGGCATCCTAACGAAGAAATCGTGCAGTGATCTCATCTTAATTAAATTTAAGTAGTGTTAATTATCTAACACAAACTTACGAAAAATCACAGTCGTATTCTAGAAGCACCGGCATGTCCACTGTAGACTTCCACAGCATCACACCATCTTTAGGGTGTTTGATATAAATAAGGTATTGTGTTTTTCCGTACTTGTGTAAGTACTTTTCATCGAGTATAATAGTGTCTACAATAGACTCACCAGCTCGCTGACCTATATAATAAGCCATAGCCTTTAGGGGGTTATCCCCTATAATAATCTTACGTATCATTTTATTTAATTTATATCTCCGTTTCTACGGGATAAGTCAATCCAGTAGTCAATACTACTTGGGTCTGGTTCGTTTTCTTGTCGGTATGCTTCAACACAGTAAGAGAGAAGATCGTCTAATTCTTCTTCATCTGTTACAGAGAATGAAGACAGTAGGTTCATGTTAGCACGCTCTTGACCTTCATCATCAAGATAAGCACTGTCCATATCTAAAAAACCAACAGCAACACAGGCAACAAACGAGTCTTCAATATCGTACTTCTTAGCTACAGATGCTATAGCGAGTATAAGCTCTTGTATCTCGTAGATAGCATCTTTTTCATTCTCTTTCATTAGTCAAGTTTAGTTAAAATAAATGTAGATGTAGTTAACATTGCAGCTCCACCACCTGAATTTCTAATAGTATAGTAAAGATCAGTATCTGCATCAACGTGACGAACTAAAGAAAACCCAATAGCTGTATTGCCCGTGCTTGCGTGCCCTCTAGTTATTGACTGTATAGTAGCTGCTGAACCACCACTAGGTTTTTCTGTAACATCTATAATAATGTCAGTGTTACCGGAAGTAACTTCTAGCATAAAGTTAACGTCTATTTTAACTAGTCCAGCTTGTTGAACAGTTACAGCACCTGTAGTAGTAGAACTGGTCTGAAAATGGTTAGCAGTATCGTTTACCTCGTGTGATGAAGCGTTGCTCCCATTACTTACAGCCGCCTGTGTTGGTGTTGCAGCTGAAGCTGTTAGAGTATACGAAGCGCTAGGTCTTAGCACCCACATTGG